AAACGTAACCTAGATAACCATATTATAGATGATTTAGAATTATCACAAGATCGCAATAACAACGATATTAGCGAAAATGATACATCTAGCAAAAAAACAGCAGCAAATGGCTTATTATACCATATATATAAACCACAATCCATTCTTGCAAATGACTATTTATACAAACAGGCACAATATTATACATCTGATAAGCAATATTTAAAGGATACGCAAAAAATTCTTAAAAAATGGCCTATTCCAACCACTGATATGCGTAACAAACAGACCGAATGTTTTGATAAAACATATCATTTATGGAAAACCATGAAAGAGGATACCACATTTATAGAAAAATATTTCTATGTTGATATTGAGCGGTTTTCTTTCTTAAATAAATCACCGTTATTTTTACAAATACTTAGTATTTATAATCTTTTTTCACCCGTGCTTTCACTCTTACTTCCGATAATATTAATGATAGTGCCTTTTTTTATGCTCAAAATAAACGGCGTCGACTTAACAATCGATTCCTATATAAAAGTATTATCCAATCTGCTTTCCAAACACGCATTAGGTAATATTTTTACTATTATGCGTGAAGCAACCTGGGAAAAACGCGTATATGGTATTATATCCATTTTATTCTATATATTCCAAATATATCAAAATACTCTCACATGTTATCGATTTTACAGGAATTTCAGTACGATACATAGTGAAATTATGATAATACGCGAATATTTAAAAGAAACACTTAACAACATAAAATCTCTCGAGCAAGTTATTTCTAAACACAAAAGTTATATTGGTTTCTATAATGATGTTAAAAAGAAAAGAGATGCTATCATAAATATTTTATCAGACCTAGAGAGAATTGAACATATCTCATCAGTCAAAACGTTATATAACAATATATATCAGACTGGATACATATTAAAATGGTACTACGAATTACATATAAACAATGATATCGACGATATTATTAATTATTCACATGGACTAAACGCATATAGCGAACATATGTGCAGTTTAAGCGAATTAGTACACAATAAAGTTATACAACCGTGTATCTTTTCTAAAAAAACAACCAAATTTGATAATTGTTACTTTCCATGCCTAGAACATTCGACACATGATACTATACCTGTTAAAAATACCATTCATGTAGATAAAAATATCATTATTACGGGTCCAAATGCTGCAGGAAAAACCACAATATTAAAATCGGCCCTTTTCAATATTATATTTACACAACAACATGGATTCGGCTACTATAGTAAGGGTTCTATGAATCCATATGATTATATCCATTGTTATATTAATATACCTGACACTTCTGGTAGAGACAGTTTATTTCAAGCAGAAGCAAGACGGTGTAAAGAAATCATTTCCTCCATTAAACCAAAACATCGTCATTTTTGTATTTTTGATGAATTGTATTCGGGGACAAACCCGTCCGAAGCAGTTGCTAGTGCTTATGGACTTATTCAATATATGATCGAACTAGGCAATATTGACTTTATATTAACAACACATTTAACAGAACTTTGTAAATTGTTAGATAATGATATTCATAACTCTCATATGGAAGTAAAATGTACTAATAACTATGATTTTTCGTATACATATTTATTAAAAGACGGAATTTCCAATGTTAAAGGTGGATTAAAGGTTTTGTATGATTTAGAATATCCTACTTCTATTTTAGAAAAAACTACAACTATCTTGAATTCCAATAAAGATTCATAATTTACCTTCCTCATATTCGTTCATACCCTATTAAAAATATATTACAAAAATGTAATAATGCTTGAATCTTTATTTTCCCCAGCAACTCTACTATGTATTTCTATTACACTTATATTGAGTGGATTATTATTTTTCTATTTTAAACGTTCTCTAGTTCGTCTAGAAAGTGCGCAAATGGAGCACTCGCGTGTATTACAATCATTTATATCCAATATGCCTCCACCTCCACCAAATCAATATATGATGAATGGTATAAATGGAGCAACTGTAAATTCATCCAGTGATAATAATATTCCATTAACCGATGACAATTTAATTGATATATCTGATGACGATAGCGATGATAGCGATGATAGCGATGATAGCGATGATAGCGATGATAACGATGATAACGACGATAACGACGATAACCATAATAGCGATGATAGCGACAATGACGATGATGTTACGAGTAAATCTATTAATCTCAACTTAACTGATGTTAGAGATATTACAGACAATTCTATTCACGATATTTCAGATATGGATAACATCTTTAGAAATACTAATTCAACTAATGACGATATTAAAGTCGTTCAAATGAATAATTTAGAGGAAGTTGTAGAATTACCAACCGACGACGTTATACAATCATTAAATACTTCAGATATCGATTCCGATTCCGATTCCGATTCCGATAGTGATACAAGCGATAATAATTCGGTTGATGGTGTAGACAATGTTCAGGAAGATTATACTGCACCCTCGAATGAAAATACAAATGCTTCACTGCCCATTAATTATAAAAATGAGTCTGTCGCTACCCTTAGAAATTTAGCAGAAGAAAAAAATTTGATTCCAAAAGGTTCAAAACCCACAAAAAAAGAACTTCTACAGATATTTGAAAATGGTGTTGAAAAAAACGAATAAAATAGATAGAAAACAATGTTGAAAATTTATATATAATCTTATTATATTATATATATAATGTCTTGGGGTACATGTTATTCTGGCTCAAATAATATTCATTTTAATTATCCACCCATCATGTCAGATGGACGCAATTTTGCAAAGTGGCAACCTGGTGCTGCTATTAATGCAGAAATTAGAAATGAAAACAACATCAAAACTAACGCGAATTACAGACAATATTTAACACAAAATGCTGATGAAATCATTAAATCTAACCAACTTGAAGCATGTGACCAATGTGGTTACTGTCCTATCAATTCCGCTGCAGATAACTCTACTTCTTCTGCCAATACACCATTTTTATACAGTAATTGTCTTGAAAAATCACAACCATATGGATACAACGATAGTGACTTAAAAAATCTTTACTTATCTCGTAACGAATTACAGTGCAGAATGGTCGCTCCTATTCTTACACAAGAACAATACTTACAACAAAAATTTCCTAATCCTAATTAAGAAAATTATAGAAAAATAAATTTTTATGTTTTAAGCACATTTGAACATAAAAATTAAATTACTTATTCATCTATGTTATGATGAATAATACTATCAATATTTTAAGTATCGACGTAGGTATTAAAAATTTGGCCCTATGTTTATTTTCCATTCATAAGGGAGACAAACAAAAATATGAGATTGCAAAATGGGATGTATTGAATTTGTGTAAAGAAGACAATTTCATGTGTACGAACATTGCCTGTAACAAAAAAGCATTATATTGTAAACACGAATCCTTTTTCTGTAAAAAACATACATCTGATACTTCTTATAATATATTACCATCTCCACTAGAAGCCAAAAATATTAAAAATGTCAAGGTCGATGAATTAAAAAAACGATTTATTGAATATGATATTCCGTTTGAAAAGAAAAATAGTAAAATTATATTACTTGAACTGTTAGAAACGGAAATCGCAAATAAATATTTAGAAATCGCAAATAAGGCAAAAAAAGCAGCCGACTTTGATTTAATACAAATCGGTATTCATTTAACTGACATTTTAGACGATTATTTACAAGAAAATACAGTCGATGTTGTTTTAATTGAAAATCAGATTAGTCCTTTAGCAAGTCGTATGAAAACTCTACAAGGAATGCTTGCGCAATACTTTATCATACGCAAAACACACAATATTAAATTTATATCTGCAGCCAATAAACTTAAATATTTCATGCATAAATCATCTACCACCTATAACGAAAGAAAAAAATTCGGTATTGAAATTACGCAACAAATCCTCAGTGATAATATACAATTTCACCCTTATGAAAATTATTTATATAAAAATAAGAAGAAGGATGATTTAGCAGATTGCTTTTTACAAGGTATGTGGTATTTAACCGAAGCAAAACTTGTTGATTATATCTATTGAACATCTAGCCCATTTTTACATTCAATGGTTTATTATATATTTAATGCGATTGATTTAAAATTATTTGTTCTATATTTAACATAATGAATAATCCGGAAATTATTGATATTAGTGAATTAGGTAATGATAAACCATTTACATTAAATAAAACCGATTCTTTCTCATTAAATGATTCTAGTTCGCAAAATCAACGCACTTCTGCTTCTTTAGGAGCAGGTATTGAATTGTTGATGAATGATAAAATGAAATCTGATAGTAAAAAGAGTGCTTCCTCTGATATTGACATTAACGATCTAAATGAACTTGAAGATGAATTGAATGATTTATCTGGACCATCTAAAAATTTTAACGACGCACGTAGTGACATCTTTTCTAATCCCATTAAGTTAAACACTATGGATAATGACGATGATGATGATGATATCGCTATGCCTACTGAATCATTAAATATTGGACAGTCTACAGCCAGTGCTGGAGATGAAAATAATAAAACATGGGACGGTTACGGAAAGTTTAATAATGTTCCTATTAATCCCGACGTTAAACAATCTAAAGAACCACAACTTTCCAAAGAAGAAACATTGCGAGAAAAATTCAAGTATCTACAAAAGTTAGAGGCTATTGAGAAAAAGGGCGTTCATTTAACGAAAAAATATTCCATGGAATCATCTTTACTAGAGATGAAAGGAGAGTATGAAAGTCATGTTGAGGAACGCGAAAAAAGTAATAGTGTTAAATTTCAAGGCAAAATGTTGATGGCTATGATTACCGGTGTTGAGTTTTTAAATAACCGTTTTGATCCTTTTGATATTAAATTAGATGGATGGTCTGAACAAATCAATGAAAATATCGAAGATTATGATGATGTATTCGCTGAATTACATGAAAAATACCAATCAAAGGCTTCTATGGCTCCGGAATTAAAACTACTTTTTCAATTGGGTGGTAGTGCTATGATGGTTCATATGACCAATAGTATGTTTAAATCTTCTATGCCTGGTATGGATGATATTATGCGACAAAATCCGGAGTTGATGCAACAATTTACACAAGCCGCTGCTAATTCTATGGGTAATTCTAATCCGGGACTTAGTGGATTTATGAATAATGTTATGCCAAATATGGGTAATCAACAACAGCGACAACCACAACAGCAATCACAGCAACAAACACCATCTAATGTTTCAGCACAAAACTTTATGAATAAAAATGACCCTTATGTCATTCCTAGTGACGGTAGAATGCCTCCACCACCCGTCGCCACTCAAGGTGTTAATGCTGCTCCTCCACCAACACGCCCACAGGCTATCCCTATTTCTAACCGACCCGATTTAAATATGAGTCGCGGGGTTGAAACTCCAGTCGCACCACAAAAATCTAAGCGACCTGAAATGAAGGGACCTAGCGATATTTCTAGCATATTATCCGGCTTAAAGACTAATCACACCGAAATTAATATTCAAAAAAATAACGACGAATCTGGAAGCACTATTAGTATTAGTGACTTGAAAGAAATGCAGAATGAAAAATTACCAACTAAAACCAAACGTCGTCAAAAGAGTGAGAAAAATACAGTTAGTTTAGATATTTAATCCTAATTGTTCAAAAATTATGAAAATCATAAAATATATATATCTTATGATTTTTTACTTAGTGAAGAGCCATCAGTTTCTGCTTCACATCCACCGTCAAATGAGTCGCTTGACATACCTTCTTCACTATTTTATTCCTTATCTTCTCATCATGCTCGATGAACTTTAGACAATTTATTACCATATCATGATAATTTATCTGTGTTGTGTCTGATACTTTTCCCACCATGTATTCATCCTTCCACACTTTTACATTATTTCTCTGTTTTATCGCTAATCGCACCGAACTCTTTTGTATTATTTCATTATTCTCGTCTTTTACCCATTCGTCGTTATCGCGCACATATACTGTTTTTCGGCTTGGATCTGTACAATGTATTGGGCGCTCGTAAATTGACATGTCGTCTAGACCCTTGATCAGCATATTTGATATGCTTTCCGATAATCCATGCTTTCTAGTATTATCTAAATCCTGATAAGTTATCGGTAATGATTCAATAAAATCCGATATGTTCATTGCATTTTGACAGTGCTCATTCAAAAACATATTCACGTTGAAGTTATTGGTTTTGTTATTACTATTTGACATCGTATTGTTATTCGTTGTATTCCCTATTTGAGGTAGTATGTTTAACATCTCTTTGTGCATCTCTTGATTTTGTGTCATCAAGGCGATTATTAACTCTTTCATGTCAGACATATCCTCTTTTTTATCTACAATAGATGTAGATATGTGGTTGTTACTTATTGCAACTACGGTATTTTCATTACTGTAGGTGCATTTTTTTTTGTGATTATGCATACTTTGTCTATGTTTGTATTGCTTTCCACATATACAGTCATAGGTGGGATTAGGTTTGTCCGTAACGTAAGTATTTGTAAGTTTTTTGTGTTTTATGGTTAATATATGTTTATTGAAATCTTTTAATGAACACGTATTATAATCACAACTATCACATCGATGTTTTTGTTGGGATTTAACGGATTTATTATGTAAGTGTTTGTCAGTATAATTGTCAGTCATATATATAAAATATACTTACATTATTTTTCCTAAATATAACCGAATTAAATTGGATATTCCTTCCAAAAAAAAAGTATGGTAACAAATTGAATATTCCAAAAAAGGAAATAAGAGCATTATGCTCTAAACGTGTTTTTAACTATTTTTCCAATTCTATTTTGAGATTTCAAAAATGCAACACAAGGATTTGTTGTGTTGTGTTTTTCAAAATGGAAAATAGAATTAGAAAATCAGAACTTGCACTACATGAACACATTTTATGTAAGTAGGTCAATTTACATAAAATCCATAATCACTCTACATGATGTAGGTAAATTAGTAAATAAGCGTCAATTTATGATTCAGACATTGTTTTTTGTATTGTTGATTATGATAATTGCCGATAATTGTTTTTGTATAGTTTCGTTTTGTTTCATCAAGGCAGTTATCAATTCTTTCATCACAGACATCTCCTCTTTTTCATATGCTTGTGTTGTAGATATTTGTTCACTAGTATTTGCATGTTCATTACTTTCATTATTGTAGGTGCATTTTTTTTTGTGCCTCCATAGACCAGTTCTGTCAATATATTTTTTTTCACAATGATTACAAATATATTGAGGGGTAACAATTGGTATAGGAGAATCTATGGACTTTTGGGACAATTCGTTGCTGATATGTTTTTTAGTAGACAAATGTTTATTATAATCACGTTTGTATGATGTATTATAATCACACGTTTCGCAATTATATTTACCATTTGTATTTTTATGATTTTCTAATTTTACCTTTTCTTTTTTCGCGTGTACAACAGGTTTAGGTTTAGGTGGTGGTAGAGGAGCAAGACTATTTAAGGTGGCATTATATTGTTCAAAATATTTTTGTTCTATTTTCCTGGCTGAGTAATGATCTTCACAGTTATGGAAAGCGATAATTTCCATATTCCAATTATCCCAACCCTTATTGGCTCGTATAAAGTTATATAACTTACAAGTATAATTAGAAGATTTTGCATTTTTGCATCCCTGTTTGTGTGCGTGTTTACGTTGAACAAAGTTAGTGGTGTGACCAATATACATGTCATTAACTGATGGGTCAAGACAGTAAATTTTATAGAATAACGTATTGGAATAGTCAATATCTACCTTGGGCATATACAATAATAAGATATAATTATAAAAGAATTAATACGAGTATAAGATATTCCTAAATATCATGACATATGGACAAGAAGTTGCACTACATGAGCAAATTTTATGTAAGTATAAATATTTACATAAAACAGATAACGTCGCTAGAGAATGTAGGTAATATACAACAAATTTAGCGTAATGTGATGACCTTTTTGTTTTCAAACGTGTAAAATTTGTGCATCCAATTCAGGAATTGTATTTTCATCATAATTAGTAAAGCAATTGACATGAGTAACGCTAATATAATGTTTTGTTTTAGGGTTGATATCTTTAACATAATCCCGAACACGTAATGTATATGACATGTGGACATGAAAGCGATTAATACCAGAAATAATGATATTCAAAAATAGACCACTATATCCAGTAATGTAATATTCTATGTCTATTTTTTTATTCTCAAAAATCATATTTGCCATTACTTGTAATAAACGAAATTTGATATCTAAATATTGATTTTTCTTCTCAAATCGTGTCATTTTCATACATCTTGTGGCTAATTGGTCTAATTCTTGCTCGGAAAATGGCATATTATAACTTTTATGTTTGAAATAAATGTATTTCAGTAAATAATGACATACACAATCAGATAAACGTCGAATAGGTGATGTAAAATGGCAATATTCAGGCATTCCCACTAAGTCATGTGATTCAATGTTAGCCATATAATCAGCCCGAATACCATTAGTTATGATTTCTTGTAACAGTTGTTCGCCGGATATTTCATTATACACAGTTTGTAACCATTCACTCGCATTACACGTTCTAAAAATACCCGTGTTAAGATTTATTTTCAAATACTCGCCTACAAATGAGTTGGCGAAAATGGCAAATTCGGCAATCATCTGCTTCATCAATCGTTCTTGTTTTGTATCTTCATATAAATATACGTGATTATCTTGATATATCGGGTATGCGGTGGAAACTTCATTTAATTTGATTCCTTTTGTTTTTAAGGAACGTCTCGCTTTCAACGTTTCACTTATTTTTAATCCTATATTAAACGCACTCATTTCGTCGCAAACGACTGATGCACTATTATAACTAAATGCGTTGTCCTTTTTTACAAAAATGGTGGTAAATAATAATTTGATTTCGTTAATGGGTTCGTATGTGGTTGAATTAATTTCAGATAATACGGTTATTGCGTTTTTGGTATTACCCGGTTCTGTCCCTTGTAGAGTGGATAATTCCAACACTTGTTCGGGCATCATATGAATTGGGGCACGATTAGATGGATATTTAGTTGTTGTTCTCGACACTATATCTTTCCATAAATTAGAAGTTAAATCTATGTATTCAGTTGGGTCAGCAATATGGATTGCGAAATATAGTTTGTTGTTGTCGGTATATACAGAAAACGCATCATCAGCATCTTTACATCCGATTGGGTCTATGCTATAAGTTTCATATGAGGTCATATCTAGTCGTTCATTATTTGTAATAGAATAAGGATGTGGGGTCAATATATTAGACGTAAGTATTTGATCGGTCGCAATATCTCGTTTGATACCATATTTTGGCTGAACTATATTCGTATAATTATCTTCATAAACGTGATTATTCATTGTATACATAAGCAATGATGGGTTTATACCTTTTTGCGCGATTTTCGTACCAGTGCCTTTTTTTCAGTAAATAATATTTACATTTTGTATCCTAGAATTTTGTAGGTAATCCATGTAACAGAATAATACAAAACACCACCCCATAACATATCGATAATAGAGTTGAATAGGCTATAGTCCTTGAATATGGCTAAATTGGTGAAGTCGAAAATGCCATAAATGCAAAGACCTAATAAAAATGCATCACTTGGTGGTTTTTTTTCGTGAATAATAAATTTGTATAAGGAAAAAATGAGAAGAATGTAACTACCAATAACCCCGTACATACTGACTTTCATGTCAGATTTTTGGATTTGTTTGATATTTTTAGAGAAAAGAGGGCCGCCAATATTGGTCAAATAGAGGCTATCCATGGCTAACATAGTAAACGCGGGAATAAGAAAATCCATATACATTATTATGACAATATATTTTCGTAGAATGATGGATTGAATTGTCGAAAATCTAGTAAAAATGGTAAATTTATTATAGCAATACATAATATACCACAAATGGATAGCGTAATAACGAAAAGTGGAACAGATAGCAGTAATATGTTTGCATCCCCGCCATCAGCGCCATCATCTGATATACCTTCAACATCGGGTGAGTCAATTACAAATTTTTTTACCGTGAACGGAGAAACAGATTGGGTGAAAATAGGGTTAATAATAGTAGTTTTATTACTTTTAGGCGTAAATGTATTTTCTTATTTAGGTGATATATTGGATTATTTAAAAGATACATTTGGTCCAATGATAGGAGACGCATTAGGTGTTTTTGGATATGCAGTAACAGAAGGTACTGTAGAAACAACAAAGGTAGCGGCTAAAGGAGCGAAATTAGGCATCGATGTAGCAGCAGGAACCATAGAAAGTGGAGTCGATGTATTACAAGGCCAATTAGATTTAGACCAATCTTCAAAACAACAAAAAGAAGATTCTGACATTGCTACATCATTGAATAATAATGCTCCCGCAAAGAATGATAAAAAGAAGGAATCGTCATCTATGCCCGCAGCATTAAGCAATGCCTTATCTCACGCAGACTCTAATATGGTTCCAATGCCCGATGATGCAACAAGTTCAACACAACGTAGTGGCGGAAATAAAAGTGGATTTTGCTACATAGGTGAAGATCGTGGATTTCGTAGTTGCATTCCAGTAACAGAAGACGACGTATGTATGTCTGGTGATATATTCCCATCAAATGAATTGTGTGTCAACCCATCATTACGCGACTAATGTGCTTTGATCTTGGCTTGCTTGCTTCAAGTGACAAATTCAAAAAAATATAATTTCATTTTAGAAAATCATATTTTTTGCATATTGACAATACTGTGCACATTTGACACAATTGAAAATATTAGATACCGGGTGGATTAGGACCATATTGTGGCCATTTATTTCCGGATGTACCATAAGTTCGTTGAACAATATAATTATAGAGCGGAACATTGGAATCTAAACATAATGTTTTCACCGGCCCAGGAACATCATTTTGACTCGTTGTAGCACATAAAACAGTAGAGTTAGGACATACCAGTATATTTGTACCACTATCATCTAGTGCAAATGGTAGTTGTTTAATATTGGCATTTGTATATGTTTGAGATTGTGTAGCATAAGTAACATGTCTATGTTTACCCACTCCTCTAGCCAAACGAGAATACTGTTGTTTTTGCGAAAACCCCGAACTATTTTTTTTATATTTGAGAATCTCTGCCTTACGTCGTTCATTCAATTGTTCCGTCGTGAAGTCGCTAGAAGGACATGCCGGAATTTCTCTAGGCCATAAGTTAGGAGGATTAGGACCCCCACATGAATCACACCCCGTTAATTTACATGGATAAAATGAAAAAGTAATTTGTGAAGAGCCGCGTGATTGAGAAGTAGAAAAATATGTTGCATTCGCATAAGAAGTCATAGTATAATATAATTCAACCTCTGTTAAGTTATCGCAATTTTGAAAAGCACCATCACCTATAGAAGTGATGTTAGGTGATAATGTAATTTTTGTTAAACCGGAAGACCCTTTAAAAGCATGATTACCTATATTTGTTACGGAATACGGAATAGTAACAGCAGATAACTCTGAACAATTTGCAAATGCATTATTACCAATACCAGTAATATCTATACCATATATAGAAGATGGTATAATAAGCTCTCCTGAAGGTTTAATTTCATTGCCGTGTAAATCTGTAATAGTAAATTCGCCTGACCCACCTATTGTGAGAGGACTATTATAAGTAAAATACCATATACGATTATTTGCGTCTCGATATTTACCTGAATATAAAAAGTCTTGATTTGTATATCCAACACTACGTAAACTATCATAGGTATAAAGACCAATTAAATCGGATACATTATAACTAGCATGATATAGTTGTGAGATAGTGTACCCACCATCTAGTAATTGTATCGCATTATATCCAGCGAATTTTAATTGTGTGGCGCTATAAGTACCCTGTCTTAAATAATCGACACTAAATCCAGCACTAGATAAATCTATTATAGAAACATCGTAATAGTTAGCCCAATTTTGTAGGCCGGAAAAAATTTCATATTCTGTTCCAGAAAAAAACATGTTACCAGTACCAACATCAATAATTGCTTCTTGGGCAGTAGTTGTTATTGGAAAATTCAGAAAAAAATGATTACTGGAATAGAACCCATAACTATCAGTTGCTGTAATAGTAATTCCATAACTAGCGTCTATTAATGGTTCCCTAGTATATATATTATCTGAAATATTTAACTTGTCATCACTGATAGAAAAATGGTTGGTATGGTTATTGCTTAAATTATAGGTAACAGTATCACTAGACGAACAGTCTATATTTAATAGTGAAATTTTATCAGATATATCAATGATAATATCATTTGAGTTATTCAATGTAATATTTTGTGGTTCAAATTCAAAATGATTGACATTTCCGAAACTATTTGCACTGAAGTCATTATAAACAGATTCATATAAATGAATGACGGCACTATAATATATGCTGTCAAAAGCGTCTGAACCAATAGTAGATATATCAGAATTTAAAATAACGATCGAAGTTAAACCGGTCCGACGGAAGGCAGATGAGCCAATGGTTGTAACCGAATCAGGAATCACAATTGAAGTTAAATTGGAACATTGAAAGAAGGCCTCTTGGCTAATGTTTGTAACCGAATCAGGAATGGTAATTGAAGTTAAACTGGAACAAGAACCGAAGACACGGTAGTAAATTGTTGTAACCTGTGTTCCGGATAAATCAATTGAAGTTAATTTGGTACATCCATAGAAGGCATTTGAGCCAATGGTTTCAACCGAATCAGGAATGGTAATTGAAGTTAAACTGGTACATTGGCTGAAGGCATTTGAGCCAATGGTTGTAACCGAATTACCTAAATCAATTGAAGTTAAACTGGTACAATTATAGAAGACACCTGAGACAATGCTTGTAAAAAGAGGATTGGTTGGTAAAGTAACAGAAGTTAAACCGGAACAATTAAGGAAGGCATTTGAGCCAATGGTTTCAACCGAATCAGGAATAATGATTGAAGTTAAACTGGTACAATAATAGAAGGCATTTTGGCCAATGGTTGTGACCGAATCAGGAATGATGATTGAAGTTAAACTGGAACATTGATAGAAGGCACGGTCGCCAATGGTTGTAAAAAGAGGATTGGTTGGTAAAGTAACAGAAGTTAAACCGGAACAATTAAGGAAGGCATTTGAGCCAATGGTTTCA